GATGGTGTTCTTGATTCCGTCTGTAGTTGTAGCATCACCAAAGTAGGTGGCTTCTACGTACTTGGAACCCATCTTGTCAATATCAAAAACTTTGTTTGCAGTGGTGGCGATAGTAATACGAGTCTTGCGCTTTGCATCAAGAACTGGCATAACTACGCGCTTACGACCAAGACTACCTTTGATCATCTTGAGAGCATTGTCAGCATTCTCAAAGTAAGCCTGTGCAGTGAGTGCATTGGTTACTGGCTGGTCTGCCTTGAGGAAATCATCAACGACAGCAGGACCAAACTCAGGTGCTAGGCGGCGTAGTTCTGCATCTGCTACACGGGCTGCTTCAGCATTGCCTGTGGAACGAGCAGTCTTGAGTTCATCAAGTTTAGCGCCATATGTATCCCAGAAAGCCTTGCCATTAGGAGATGCGAAATAGTCCTGTAGTTTTTGTCCACCCTTGGCAAAGTTGCCATAAAGAACATCTACTGAATACTTAGAAACTTTGTAGGCGTTAGATACCTTACCACCAATAATAAGTGGATCTGCAAATACTCGGTAGGCTGCATCTACTGCGCCAGAGACAAGTTTGTACGCAAGGCCAGAGCCTTCGATTTGCTTAGGTAGAAGTAAGTTTGCAACTTGGCGACCTGGAGAATACTTAGAAGCATTGACTGCATCAAGAGTATCTTGGAACAAATCCTGTTCTGCTTGGGTGTAGTAAAGTCTGAAACATTCTGCAAGCCATTCATCAACTTGCTTCCAGCGTTCCACGCTGCTCCACCTGTGTAATGCCACGCAGTTCCAAGCCATCCCTTTTCAGGTTTGGTTACTGGATCTTCGGTACCAAAAGTTGTAGCAAGTGCTTGCTGTTGAGATGCAGGCTTAGAATTGTAAACTTTATTGGCTACATCTGCTGGGAGATTGCTGAGTTGCTTATGAACAGTAACCGCTTTGATAAGGGCATTGACTTCACGCTTCTCTGCTTCAGTTAGTCCAGCAGCCATTGATGCGGCTTTGAGGCTATCTGACATTAGTTACCTCGCGCTAAAGCCTCTTGATACAAAATAGCAATTTCGCCAGTATCATCAAAAGGTAGTAGTTTGGCTAATGTATCTGATGTCTTGATTTGAATAGGACGTGCGCCCATAACTTCTGGTCCAGGGCCAGGTCCCATTGTGATACCTGCAGTGATAGGTTCATCTGGACGTTGTGATGGTGCGAATAATGGGGTAACAGGCTCTTGTGCTACAGCCTGACGAATCTCTGTATTAGTTGCACCACGAACATCTGGAGTTGAAGCAAGTGGAGCGCCTGCTTTATTAGCGGCGTTCTCTACACCTGAACCATATTCGGTTGACTGAAATGATAATCCATCGGTTCTCTTGGAGAACTTGCCAGGACCTGATACGCCTGCCATTGGCCCTCTAGCCATTATTGTCCTCCATCTTCTCTAAATCTGATGTGAATTGTTCCCACACTCTGGAAACTTTTGTTTTTCTATTTGCGTTATACACTGCTAAATCTAAAATCTCTGATGCGAACATCTCTACGGCTCGCGTTATATTCATAAATAAACCTGAGAGAACTACTAAGAAATCAGCGAAAGTGATAGAGCGCGGTACGTAATCTTTATCATCGTCCACGCTCTATCCTCTCACTAAGTAATACTTAAGCCTTCTTGCCTTTACGAGCCTTTCCAGCATATCCAAATTCAACCTTGCCACCAGGCTTCTTCATATCCTTCTTGCCTTCGGTTGGCTTAGCCATTGGAGCCTTTGCACGACCACCTTTTTTCATTTCACACCTCCCTACCCTGCAATAGATGCGAGTAATTGAGCAATGTCTGGACGAGAGCCAGCAGCAGGGGCCGCACCCATTTGTTCTGGAGTTGGCTGCGAGGCAGGAACGGGGGCCATACCTGCTGCTGGAACTTCTGCGCCCATTGGCACTTCTGGTTGTTCTACGGGTTCAGGCATAAATACCTTCTCCACAATAGTCTCTAGTTGTAATCCCTTTTGACGACCTTTGATAACTTCAGCGATTCTGGAAACAATCTGAGAAGGATCTTGACCTTGGGCTGCAAGTGCTGGAATGGCCTGAGCGTATTGAGCAACAGCAACACGCAAAGAATCGCGCATCTCTTCAATATCCACACGCTGTTCTTCTTGAGTGACATTCAACTCCATTGGGATTTCGCGACGTACATAGTCGCGGCTGACAAGTTTATCGCTACGCATCTGTAGCAAAGCAATGATGGCGTTGTTTGGATTCATACCCGACATAATGCCGTAGCGGACATCTACGCCGTACTCGCCATTGATTTGTTTATTTGGGATGTACTTCATATTGAATGGAGTACCATCATCAACACCCTTGATTTCTTTCTGGATGTTGCCGAAAATCTTCTCGTCTGTTTCAAAGCAGAGTGATACAAGTTCAGTAAACAGGCGTGCAAACTGTGCTTGTGCTGCACGAACCTGAGTATCAAAGCCTGCTTGGAGCGCTTGAACTCCACGACCTGTGATGATAGAGGCATCAACGTTACCGCTACGAACTTCTGGATAACGAGCGCCAAGACGGAGTTCACGCTCTAGTACACCAGATTCAGTAAAGACTCCAGGTGGTAGTTCTAGCGGTACACGGCGAATTGCCTGTGGATTAGCAGAGCGCATAATGGAATCAGGACCGAGTGCAAGTTCTTGCACATCTTGCGGAATAGCAATAGGAGCCTGAATGGATTTCTCTGCTGCTTGAATCTGCAATACTGCAAAGCGAGCGCGAGCAAGTTGCACTGCCAAGATATCATCGAACTGACCGCGTGCTTCGCCATCAAGAGATGAGCGAACAGCAACACGAGCCATACACTTACCTGTTGGGTTAGGTAGGTTTGATAAAACCAAGTTGTTGCGATCTGGTACATAAATTAAATCTTGGTTCTTGTCGTGGTAACGAACCATTGTGATGTATGGAGAGCCAGTTGCGTATTGGCTTTTTGCAACAATCTGATCGTAGAACTCTGGATATTGCATTGCTAGAGATTCTGCATCAGTTTGAATCACTTGTGTGATAGAGATGCAACGACCAAAGCGGTCCATCTCAGGATAGACACCAAATGGATTGAGCAGGCGGATACGTGGATTATTTGATTCGTAATCCATCTCTACGATTGCTGGAAGCATACCGTAGGTATTGAACCAGTCAGCGCCGTTATACATCTGAATCTGTAGTTCAGACATTGAGACGTAATAGTTAGCGATACGAGTTCTGGTATCTGCAGACTTACGTGCGCTATCAGAAACCATATTGGTAGCAGCGCAGTTGAAGGATGGAAGAGGTGCCATCACTTCTGCTAGGTCACGTGCGGCTACATCGACAAAGTTAGCAACCAGAGGCTTTGGGTACTCCTCAGAGAACATCGCAGGATAAACCTTGCTGATATCTCCTTGGCGTACTGATAGCACGTCGCGCATACGTTGGTCGCGAGCAGCGTACTTCGTTTGAAGACGCGCTACTTTAGCGGCTACCTCTTTGAGTGTAAGCACTTGTTCTCCTTAGATGAACTGTCTGTCTTTATCAGCAAGCAGTTCATCGATATTGATAACTGTACGCTTGCTTTTTTCATAGCGTGATAAGAATGGATTTCTCATATGGTGGGTGGTGTGGATGCCTTGGTTAAGCCACTCACGTGCTCTAATCTCACAGAACCACAAGGCCATCACCATATCGGTCTTACCCTTGGTCGTAGGTGACCAGGTAATGAGTTGTTCTATCAAAGACTTGATATTCTCGGTTTGGTCCGATGGAAGATGAATCAGATTATCTCTATGATGCTTTCCATCTTGCTGCTTGGTACCAAAGAGGGTGGACATAGATGCCACACCAAAGCCTGCATCCCACTTGTTATTACCAGTGTGGTGCTCTCTTAGTACAGTTCCTTTGGATGCAAGGAATTGTCTAATTCCCTCATCTTGCGTGAGAAAAGATTGAAAGGCATTACGCTCCACGATCCATTCCGATGGTGCATATACGTTAGTCCAATCGGTAATGAGTTGTCTGATTTGTGCAGGCGTAGGACGCGTAATCTTGATAGCGTCAACAATGTAGCGCTTATGAGATATCCGATCAACCGCATAACAGACTGCCGCTGTGTCTCCGACCATTGCTGGGTCCAGTCCACAAATAAAACTGAAACCGTTGAGGTCTTTGGGATGACCTGGACTGCCAGGCACCAATCGACCTGCTTTTCGCATTCCATCGATAGAGCCTTTCACACATACTGGGTCAAAGATTGCATCATCAGATATATCTTGCTGTTGATAAACCAAGGCCCAGGTAGAGGCATCCATAGCCTGACGCTCGTTGTATAAGTTGCGTCCATTCCAGC